CATCCAGCTTATGCAGCTAGACAAGGTAGAAAGTGGAATTATCAAAATTTCTTTAAAAAAGTAAACGAAAGATTATATTTAATAAATAAAAATTTAATAGAATGGTAAAAGAAGATATTTATGGTAGAAAATTAAAAGAAGGAGATTATATAGTAATACCTTCAAATAGTACAATACATTTAGGAAAAGTATTAAAAATAACTTCCAGATGGACTGTTAAGTTATCTTGTTATAGAAAAATAACTACTTATACAGATTATAAAGGAGTAAAACATACATATGCTCCAAGATATAAAACTAGTAAAATTGATAGTCTTAGTTACCATAATTCATATTATTATAGATGGTTACCTGATTTTATAATAGTAGATGTTTTTGGAGATCCAGTGGATGTAAATAAACTTTATAACTACAAAAAACTTATTAGAGATGAAGAAGGTAAGTGATAATTTTAAATTAGCTGGTAATAGGAATTGGTATAAAGGTAGAATTAATTATTGTATCAATAATCTTAAAGATATAAAAAATAGTTCTGTTTTATCTTTAACACCTGTAGAAATAAGCAAAATTAACTTAGCTATAAATTTTCTTAACGATATTAATATAGATTGGAAAGAAAGTTATGATGAAATTAGAAAAGTACATAAAATGAAAACATATGAAAAAGTATAGATTAATTAAAGAATTACCTTTTGAAAATAGTCCTAAAATAGGGTATATATCTGAACCAAAACTCGTAGGACATGAAAACTTACATTACTGGAACTGCAACTGGTTTAATCCAAAAGACTATCCAGAATTTTGGGAAGAAGTAGTTGAGAAAGAATATGAAATAGTAGAATATACTACAAAAAATCCTGATATAATACTTAATGTTGGTTGTTATCAAAAACCTCTTATAAAATCAGTTAAAAGATTATCTGATGGAGAAGTATTTAGTATTGGGGATAAAGTTAAATATTCTGGGAAAAAATGTATGTATTCACATTTTACAATTGATAATTTCTATATCACTACTGATAATAGAATGTTAGCAAGAAGTTTAGATTGTATAATAAATGAATATATAACTGAAATAGTAAAAGAACCTATATTTACTACTGAAGATGGTGTTGATATTTATCAAGGAATGTCTTATTGGTGTGTTAATACTTCTTCTCATTTATGGACCTTATGGTTACAAACAGCTAGGGAAAAAACTCAATTACATAAAAATGTTCTTGCGTTTGCGACAGAAAAAGCAGCTCAAAATTATATTAAATATAATAAACCAGTATTAAGTTATAATGATGTTGCTGAAATAGTTAGTGATGTTATGGGTAAAGATTATTATATAATATTATGTAAAAATAAATTTGAACAATTAGTAGAAAGTAAACTATAAATTTATGGAAGAAGGGAAAGGAAAGAAGGGAAATTTAGGTAGCAGTAACCGCAGAAAAGGGTATTCTAAGGAACGTGAAATTGCAAAAAAGTTTAGAGATTCAGGATTTGAATTTGCCAAGACATCTAGGCAAGCATCAAGATTATTAGATGACTCAAAAGTAGATATTGCATTTGTTCCATTTTTACCACAGTGTAAAAAAGGTTATGTCCGTGGTTTGAATTATTCAGAAATAATTAAAGAAATAAAGGAACTGATCCAGAAGAATTTTCCTCCTAATAATGAAGTACATCAGTACCCAGCAGTCATATTCCATGACAAGGGCAAAAAGTCTGAAGAGAAACTTGTTATTATGGAGGAAGATACTTTCTGGAAATTAATTAAAAATTAATATGGTAAATGTTGAAAAATATTTAGATTACACAAATCCAGTAGAATTATATTACTCATTTAAAGTGGATTTTTATGAACTTATTGATAAAAATCTAACAGAATGGACAAATGGAAATTTATTAAAACAATACTATCAAGATTATGAGTTTGACAATATAAGAATATTGCTTGATGATAGAGTTGAAACATGGAAAAGAATGTGTTTGAATTCTATTGAAGAAGGAGTATCTGATAAAGTATATAATACAGCATACAGAAACTGGAAAGAAGTAGACGATGCTTTTATGGTATTTTATGAAACTTATAATGATCTTGTCGAATTTAATGTAATGTAATAATGAAATTAGAAACTAAATATACAGAAGTACACGGACAGTTAGGTGAAAAAACAATTCAATCAACTATCAGTCAAGCTAAACTTGGTAAGTTGTGGGATATGTTACAGAATCCTTATAAGAATAATATTGGGTCTATTGTAAGAGAAATCGTAAGTAACTGTTTTGACAGTCATAGGGAAGCTCAAATAAGCGATGCAGTAAGGATTAAATTCAGTAAAGATGATTCTGGATTCTATATATCTTTTATAGACGTAGGTGTAGGTATGTCTCCAGAACGTGTCGAAAAGATATACAGTACCTATCTTGAAAGTACAAAAGAAGAATCCAATGATTTTATAGGTGCTTTCGGTATAGGTTCAAAGTCACCATTAAGTTATCAGGATTTATTTTATATCAATACTAGATTTGATGGTATTGAATACAACTACATCATGCGTAAAGGTGAAATGGGTCCAGCAATTGACCTATTAATGTCCAGTGATACTGTTGAAAGAAACGGTACTGAAATTAAAATTTATATTAAAAATGAAGAAGATTTACGTAAATTTTTATCAGAATCTTTTGAGCAGTTACATTATTTTACAAATGTAGTAATTGATCTTGAGGATATTAAACTTTTGTATGTAAACCAATGTTATAGTGTAGGTCGTAGTATTTTAAATGAAATAACTAGACTAGAGCAAGATTATAATTTAATTGAAGGTGAACATTTTGTTTATAGAACTAATACCAAATTCAATGACTTACATTTATCAATTGGAGGAGTATATTATCCTATTGATTGGAACAATATCAACAGTAACAGAATCACTACACCAGTAGCACTTAAATTTGAAATTGGTGAATTGGATGTAATTCAGACCAGAGAAGATGTTAGATATACTGACAAAGTAGTAAAAGCTATTGAAGATAAAATAAAATTACTTCAAACTGAATTTGTAGAACTTTACAATAAAAATGCTGAAGAAGGTTATGAATTAAAATCATTTGTAGAAAATAAATTTAGAAGTGATGTAATTTATATTGAAGGACATCAACTTATTGTGAGGGATTTATTAAATGATAGGCAATCAGAACTTAACTCTCCTCAGATTAAAGATTTTCCTTTAAAATTTAATTCATTAAAGCAAGCTAATAGTTTTATTGATTACTTTAACATTACATTTCAATATTTTGGAGTAAACCCTGGACAACAATATAATGATAAATTTGCTGATAAATTATTTGGAAATATTAAAGTTGTGAAAACTTATTCTTCAAATGGTAGTATGAGAAGTCCTGGTAATATTCCATATCAAATTAATTTGAATATATCTAATAAAAGTTTAAGTAGTTTGTTAAAAATGCAAAATACTACTTATTTTAAGTTATTTAGAACTACTGAAGAGAATTTTTCAGTAAAGACAAATAAATATATCTTTAATAAACTTCGTCCTGAACTGAATTGTGAAAATGTATATGTTGTAAGAGTTCCTAAAAAAGTTGGAGTAAGTGCTCAAAGTCTTAAAGTATTTTATAAAGAATTTAATGAAAGGACTGGTATTCAATTATCCTTTAGAGGATTTAAGGATATGATGGATATTGTATTTAAAGAAATTAAAACCAATTTTGAATCTATATTTACTTTAGATTATGATAAAGTAAAAGTAGATGAAGCTTGGTGGAAAGAATACAAATCTGATAATTACTCTACTGCTGATTACGATAGAACTTTGATGGCGTTTGATAAATTTCTAACAAGTAGTGTTAATGGTAACTGGAATAGGAAAGACTATAGAATGGATATTAAAACTATTCTTGAATCTAAATCTGTAACTATTTTACTTACAAAAGATGAACAATCTAAATTCTGTAGTAATAATACTGATTATAAAAATACTCCACTTGAAAAACTAGTAATGTATAATAATCAGTTTAAAGAGTTTTTGAGTAAAAAACAAATTCAGTTATATGCTACTGCAACTAGGAATTATGATAAAATTATTAAAGCCAGGCAAGAACATCATCCAGTATATACATTAGAAGAATTTATAAAAAGTAAAAAAATGCAGCAAAGGTTATTGGGAAAAATAGCAACATATCTTAAAATTAATCAATACATTAAAGAGTTTGATATGAACAATCAAGGTTGTGGTTTTGAATCACTTGATATTCAATTTAGTATAATGAATGAACAGTTATTGAAGGACTATAATGAAATTGTTAATCTTACAAGAGGTGAGTATAGAAGTATGTTTACTGTAGACCATATGGAAGTTTTGTTGAAAGAATTTGATGAAATGGAATTACAGTATGCTGTATATGATACAGAAATGTTGAGGAAGTTCAATAATGTGATGGAGTTCTTGAAAGACAGTCAACTTCATCTTGTTATGAATAACCCAGTTTCTTTGTATAAATTTACACTTACATATAAACCAAAGAAAACTGCATTCATGTTAGATAAACATCTGTTGAAACATAATGTTACTATTGATGATATGTGTAATTCATTTAATTTTGGTATTGATTCTAAAACTGATGAAGAAAAGTTGCAGTTTCTGAGACAAAGAACTAACTACAATTACAACATACATAAGTTTGAAACTGGACAAAGTTATTATAATTCTGTAAAAGGAAATGATCTTGTTCTAAATATTATGTTACAAAAGTATTTTGAGAATCAAAGGTCTTATACAATTACAATTGATGATGTAGTATTTAAAAAACTGGAAGAACCAGTAGATCAATCAATAGAAGAAATTGTTGAAGAAAGTATTGATTTAAATGTTTAAAATATTAACTTTATAAAAAATAAAAATATGATTAAAGCTATGAGTATTGGTAAGTCTATTGTGGCTTACATTAATGGAAAAATGTATCAAAAAGAATTTGCTACAACAGAGGAAAGGTTGAGTGTGTATGAAACTCTAGGTAATCTTGATGAATATACTGAATTGGATAAAGCTGTTGCTTTGTTTCAGGCTCCACAGACTGAACATGAAAGACAGTTAAAAATTGAGTTTGAACTTAAAAAAGAAGAAGCCAAACAAAAGCAGGATATTCTTGACTTCATGAAAGAAGTTAAGGATAATGGGCATGATATCTTTGAAGTATTTGAGAACAGTCTTTATGTAAAAGGTATTAGAATAAGTACACCAGAGCTTCTTATCAGAGAAATTATGAAAGCTCAGGAAGAATCTAATGTAGAAAGACTTCAAGGATTACTTAACTTCTGGAAATTATGTGCATTGAATCCAGATCCTAGAGCTAGATTTGATCTTTTTAGGTTTATTGAGAATCATAAACTTACAATTACTTCTAGTGGTAACTTCTTAACTTACAGAAGAGTGTGGTCTGAGAAAGTTAATAACAGTAAACTTGAAAAGTTTATTACACAAGAGTATTTGAAAGTTAAGAGATGGAAGAAAAGTCCTAAAGCTTATACGGTAATTGAAACTGATGATGGTTATATGTCTGTTAGTACTCAAAAGTACACCAATAAAGTTGTAGGTAATCTTCAAGAACTTTATGATAATCTAAATACTGTTGTAGGTAACACTTATACAGACAATCATACTAGATCTTTTACTATTCAGATTGGTGTACCAATGAAGCAGGATAGAGGTCAAGTTGATCCAGACCCAGAAGTTGAGTGTTCAGTAGGGATTCATACGGGGTCACCAGCTTATGTAAATAATAATCATTGGTTAGGTGATATTGTATTAGCATGTATTGTAAATCCACGTAACGTTACAGCAGTACCTAAACATGATTCACTAAAAATGAGATCTTGTGAGATACTACCTATTGCAGTTGCAGAGCTTGATGGTTATGGTAATATTATTGAACCAGATTATGAAGTGTTTGATTTAGAAATGGCTCAACATACACAAGAGGAATTGGAAATGATGGCTAATTTGAGTTCTACACAACTGGAAGAATATAAAAAGACAGAGTTTATTGCACAAGACGTTGACTTTAAAATGTTGAATAATATTCTTGAAAGTGTAGTAATCAGTGTTGAGGATGCTAATAAGAAAATTAAAAATAGGGTAGTTAAATTATAAATATGGCTTTAGAAAGATTAATGACAGAGCCTGAGTATAGAGAAGTAAATGCAATTAGTTATTCAATGTTGTCTGGGGTGTCAAAATCCCCAGCTTCATTGATTAGCACAACTAAATTGGATACACCTTCTCTTACTTATGGTAGTGCAGTTGATACTCTCTGTTTTGATGGAGAGGAAGTGTTTAAAGAAAAATTCTGTGTTAATGCAGGTGTAAGCCCTAGTGCTATCGTAGAGAAGATTACAAGGGATGTAATGGCTGCAATTATTGAAGCTAATGGTGAACTTGTTGGAAACTATGATGACTATGACGAGCTTATATTAAGCGTAGCAAAAGCTAATGAATATGGTAAAGGCTGGAAAGATGAAACTATTATCAGAAAAATTAAAGATGAAGGTGGTAGAGATGTCTTTGATTTCAGTAAAGAAAATGCTGGTAAGAAAATACTGGATGTAATGCAGTATGAAAATGTTCTTAACAGTAGAAATACTTTATATAATCATGAGTTCACAAAACAATGGTTTAATGCTGGAGAAGGAGAAGAAATAGTATTTCAGTTTCCTATACTTTGGGTATATAAAGGTAAACCCTGTAAATCTTTATTTGACATAATTAAGTTTGATCATAACAATAAAGTTATTTATCCAGTAGATTTAAAGACTTCTTATGACCATGTACTTGCATTTCCTTATAACTATGTAAAATGGGGGTATTTTATCCAACAGTCATTCTATACCGAAGGTCTTAGGTATTGGAAACTTCAAAATCCAGATTTCTTTGACTACAGGATAGATTATTTTAGATTCTGTATTATATCTTCACAAGATCCTATGAGACCATTAGTGTATAAAACTAATGAAGTTGATTTGCACGTAGGAAAATATGGGGGAAAGTTACTTAGAAGTGGAGATGAAGTCAGAGGATTTGATCAGTTAATTGATGATATGCAATGGCATCTTGATAACCAGAAGTTTGACTACCCCAGAGAAGTGTATAATAATTCAGGGGAATTGGAGTTAGGATTGTTTTAGATTTAATTGTGAAGTTGGATGGAGAGTAAGAAAAATAAAAGTAGAACATATTTTATACCTTTAATTAATGATTATGTTGAAATACATAAAAGTTTACTTGTCGATAGTTATCTGTTTGATATTAATAAGCCTGAATTTAATATACCAATTGTTGAAGGTGTATTTATAATGTTTAAATGGAGTGATAATGATGTTCATAGACAATATGAACAAAGATTACTTGATTGTCCTTATTTACGTGAACATTATGATGTAGATACTGAACACTATATGGTTTATTTAAAATTTCCTTTAGATTTTCTTATTGATGTTGATATTATATTAAAAGGGAAATATTCTAAAATATCTGAGCAGTCTAAAAGAAGTATTCTTAGATATTGGCAAACTGGTATGAACAGTGATATTTATGGTACATTGTATAAAACACCAGTTAGAAAAAAGAAACTTGAAGATATGATAGGTATAACTTTAGATGAGGAAGCTGAGCTGGCATCAGTTATTAATCTACATGAAGAAACATTTAACAGGACAATAAAAAATACAGTAACACAATAATAGTAATTTAGGTATAATATAAAATTAGAAAGGGTTGTAAAGTTAGTATAACAATGCTAATTTTATAGCCCTTTTCTTTAATAATTAAATTTTAAAACAATATGACAAAACACAGTGAAGTTGGTATGCAAGATGAAAGTGTTAAAATTTTAAGTGACATCACAGTATACATGAAGTATGCTAAATACAAACCTGAGTTACAACGTAGGGAGACTTGGGAAGAGTTAGTACAAAGAAATATGGAGATGCATGTTAAAAAATATCCTCAGTTAGAGAATGAAATTAAACGTGTGTACAATGACTTTGTATTGACTAAAAAAGTACTTCCTTCTATGAGGTCTATGCAGTTTGCAGGAAAACCTATAGAACTAAACCCTACTAGAATATTTAATTGTGCTTACTTACCTATTGATAACTGGCAAGCATTTAACGAAACAATGTTTTTGTTATTAGGTGGTACAGGAGTAGGTTATTCAGTACAAAGACATCATATTGAACAATTGCCTGAAGTACTAGGTCCATCTAAAAACAGACGTAGATTTGTAATTGGTGATTCAATTGAAGGTTGGGCTGATGCTATTAAAGTGTTAATGAAGTCTTATTTCTTTGGTAAGTCTAGACCTGACTTTATTTATGGTGATATTAGACAAAAAGGTGCGCTACTAGTAACTTCTGGAGGTAAAGCCCCTGGACCTCAACCTTTAAAAGATTGTATCTATCAATTAACAAAAATATTGGATAATGCTATTGGTAGAAAATTAACATCAGTAGAGTGTCATGATATAGAATGTCATATTGCAGATGCCGTACTCAGCGGTGGAATTCGAAGAGCTGCTCTCATAAGTTTGTTTAGTGCTGATGACAGTGATATGATTAGCTGTAAGTCTGGTAACTGGTGGGAGTTAAATCCTCAACGTGGTAGAGCTAATAATTCAGCTGTATTACTTAGACACAAAGTTACTAAAGATGTCTTTATGGATTTATGGCAAAGAATTGAAGCTTCTAATGCAGGTGAACCAGGTATTTATTTATCAAATGATAAAGACTGGGGAACAAACCCTTGTTGCGAAATAGCATTAAGACCTAATCAATTTTGCAATCTGGTCGAAATCAATGCTTCTAATATTGAATCTCAGCAAGATTTAAATGAAAGAGCCTATGCTGCTGCATTCATTGGTACATTACAAGCTGGTTATACAGACTTTCATTATTTAAGGTCTATTTGGCAAAAGAATACTGAAAGAGATGCTTTATTAGGTGTATCAATGACTGGTATCGCTTCTATGAAAGTATTTAATTATGACATTGAAGAAGCTGTTGGAGTTGTAAAAGACACTAATAAAGTAATTGCTAAAACTATCAACATTAATCCTGCTGCTAGAACTACTGCTGTGAAACCAGCTGGTACTACAAGTTTAACACTTGGTACTTCCAGTGGTATACATGCTTGGCATAATGATTATTATTTACGTAGAATTAGAGTAGGTAAGAATGAAGCAATTTACACTTACTTGTCTATTTATCATCCAGAATTGGTAGAAGATGAAATCTTTAGACCTAATGAAATGGCTGTAATCAGTATTCCACAAAAAGCTCCTAAAGGTGCAGTAACAAGACATGAAACTGCTTTAGATATGTTAGAAAGAGTAAAAGAAATATCTACACGTTGGGTTAAAGAAGGACACATTGATGGGCAGAATACTCACAACGTTTCTGCTACTGTTAGTATTAAACCTGAAGAATGGGAAACTGTTGGTGAATGGATGTGGAATAATAGAGATGTGTATAATGGTTTATCTGTACTACCATATGATAATGGGAGTTATAAACAAGCACCTTTTGAGGATATTACCGAAGAACAATACAATGATTTGGTATCTAAACTAACTAGTATTGATTTAACTAAAGTAGTTGAAATGGTAGACAATACTGATTTAAGTGGTGAGTTAGCTTGCTCTGGTCCAGATGGTTGTGCAGTAATATGAAACATACTAAAGTAACTAAAGCTACTCCAGAAGATTATTACTATGAAAATGGTAAAATGGTCTTTAAAGAGTCATTTCATTTAAAAAGAGGATTCTGTTGTAAAAATTCTTGTCGTCATTGTCCATATGTTAAATAGTTATTTAGGAACACCTTGTTGGATATATACGTTATATATCAAAGAATTGAGCCAGTATAGCCTCTGATTAGGAAACTAATTATACGCAGACTGTGGGGAGAAATACTAGTTAAGACGCACCCAAAACTAGAGGGAGGTAAAAATACTTCCCTCTTTTTATTATAATTAATAAAAACAATATCAATATGAAAAACTTACAAGACATAGTAAATAAAAAAGCAAAAGAAAAATTAGAAAATGACTTGCGTGAATTAGATAATGTACTTTATAATAAATTTTATCATCTTTTTAGAGATTCTAACATTCGTGTAAATGTAGGATCACAAGAAAAGCCCAGAAATATAAATGCAGCAGGTATATTCGGTAAAGATGGATTATACCAACAAATATATGATGCAAATATTGATAGGTATATTGAAAATGAATCTAAAGAATTTATTAAAAAAGTAGAAGAATTACAATCTCAAATTGATGAATTATATCATAACTTATAAATAGTTTTATTTAATTTATCACTTAAAATAACGATATTTGAAAATATCATTAAAAGATACAATATGAAAAATACAGTAGAGTTATTGGGTTATTAAAATTTATTTTATTATTTTTGTTATATGAAAATAATTGGAATATATAAAATAACTAGCCCTACAGAAAAAGTTTATATAGGAGCCTCTAAAAACATTTTAAAAAGATGGTCTTTTGATTACAAGTACGTTTGTAATGTAAAATCACAAAAAAAACTTTACAGATCTTTTAAAAAATACGGGATAGCAAATCATAAATTTGAAATAATTGAAGTTTGTAAAATAGAAGAACTTTTCAATAAAGAAATCTATTGGATAAAATTTTACAATTCTTATAAAAAGGGATTAAATTCTACAATAGGAGGGCAAAATCCACCAGTTCAGAATAAACCTAAAAGTTTAGAGCATAGATTAAAGATAGGTCTATCTAATAAAGGTAAAAAACATTCGGAAGAAACTAAACAAAAAATTAGAGAAAAGAGAGCTTTACAAAAATTTACTCCTGAACAAATACAAAAAGCCAGTAACTCTAGAAAAGGAAAAGAAAGTAAATTAAAAGGTAGAAAAAGGCCAAATATTTCTGATAAGTTGAAAGGTAGAAAAACTGCAATTTCTATTAAATGCCAGCTTTATGACAAAATTAACAAAACAATAATAATTGCAGAATCTATACAAGATTTAAGTAAAAAATCAGGAATAAGTGTGACATCTATTTTAAAAATGAGAAAAGGAGAAACAGTAAGAAAATATAATAATTATGAATATAAACAATCAAAATAGCGTTGTCCTTTTAGGGTTCTATGGTTCTGATCAGATTATTGCACAATCAGCATGGACTAGTACTTCAAGAGATTTAACTCCTGATAAAATAGAAAGAATTCCTAAATTAATTAACATGTTGTGGAGTCAAGGGCATGAAACTCCATTTGAGAAAGCTTCAGTACACTTTCTAGTTAATTGTGATATAGCTAGTCATATTCATTTGTTGAAACATAGGATAGCTAGTATTAATGCTGAATCAGCTAGGTATAAAGAACTTAAAGAAGATAAGTTTTATTTACCTGAAGATTGGAACTTAGTAGCTAAAAATTCTAAAGCTATTGATAAACTTCAACTAGATTATGTTAAATTAGCATATTTACCAACATGGGCTGACGTTTTAGAAGGTTATGTTAAATTAGGAAATGAATTATATCATCAAGCTTTAAATGAAATTTCTGAATATGCAGGTAGAAAAAGAGCTAAAGAGTCTGCTAGATTCTTTAAAACTTATAATTCTCAAATACAAGCTGATGTACAGTTTAACATGAGAAGTTTTGCTAACTTTCAAAAACTTAGAAATTCAGAACATAGTCAAATTGAAATAAAATTAATAGCACAACAAATGTTAGAGTTAGTAAAAGGTATTGAAGGTAATCCGTTTGAACATACACTTAAAGTGTGGGAAGAAACTAAAGTAATTTAATATGACAGATCAAGAATTAAAACAAAATATTATTGATAGACATTTCTTTAAGAATCAATTTATAGGTTCAAAATTTAGAAATGAAATAATGTCTTGTATGGAAGAGTGGGCAGGTATTATCTCAAAAAGAACTGAAGATAATTTATTAGAAGAAATGGGATTTACAGATGATCCTGATAGATTTAATAGTAGTTTAGACGATGTATTTGGAGAACCAATATGATAACAGAAATTAAAAAAGGAGATAAATTTCTTTGTACACAAGATTCTATTGATAAAAAATTTTACACTGAGCATAACATTTATTATTCAGAAGCAAATGATTGTATAACCGATAACACTGGAGAGCAATATCATTATTGGACTATTGAAAGTGTTAATAAATATTTTATTAAATTAGATATTATGAGTGATACAGTAAGTTTAACTAATAATAAAGAAGCTTGTACACAATACGGTACAGATCAGATAAAAGATAACATTAATCCAGATCATTACAAACAAGGTAAAGTGGAGTGTATAGATGCCATTGAATCCGCTACTGTTAATAAAAAAGGCATTGAAGCTGTGTGTACTTCTCAAATTATAAAATATATTTGGAGGTATGAATCTAAGAATGGTCTGGAAGATGTAAAAAAATGCCAATGGTATCTTGAAAAACTGATTAAACATTTAGAA